TATTTGGATCTACTTGATCTTTTTTAGCTGGCTCTTTCTTCTTATCGTTCTTAATAAGAAGATTGTCTACTTTATCACTATAATCATCACTATTCTTTACTATAGCTTTCAATACAATATCTAAGCTATTATTATCAGTTTGATGACCAGTTTCTAGTGCCTTTATTGGTAGTATAGATACCAATACGGCGATGCATAATACGGTAATTTTCTTAACCATTATATTCACCGTCCCTACTTAATATTAAAATACAAAATAAAAGCGATGGAGTTTATCGCCCCATCGCAGTGAAGATTATTTATCTTCTTTCTTTTGATCTTCTTTCATTTGCTCCTTTAGAGCCTTTTGTTGATCTTCTTTAACTTCATCAAAACCAAGACCTAAGTCACCAATTTCATGAAGTACACCAATTTTCTTTTCCATAGTTATTCTCCTTTATTAATATAAGAATACACATTATCCTTATGTTTACGTATAGTATAATTTTATACTACCAACATTCACTCTTATAATATATAACCTCTAAACATATTAGTAAAAGTTTAAATACTTTTATTGTTGTTGTGAGTGATGTGATTGTACAATCATGTTTACCTCCTTTAAAATATGGAATAAGAGATTGTATTGTGGACTACTCATCTAGCTATGAGTAGTCCGAATACGATTATGAAAAAAAAATAAATAAGATTAGGAGATGGGATTAACTCCCATATCCATCTTAACTTAGAATAATGGAACGCTTACTGCATCCCAGAATCTACTATGTTGGGAATGGGTAATCTTACCTTCCCAAAGAAGATCGAATGCGATACCTTTCATCTTGAATGCATCCTCCCAACTCCAAGGGGATTCTGTGCCCTTGTTGTTGTCTTCGAAGAAACGACAAACTTCATCGAAGTTTGTTAAGTCATAATCCACTACGTTTGCTACTGATGTAATTGTTTGAAGTTCTAACATGATATACCTCTTTCTGTCCTAAGGACTTAATAACTAAACTATATATCATCATATCACCTTAATAATATGCAATCGAAATAACCAAGTATTACAATTTACAAAATCTATCCCCTTAGGATTACTATGATCCTAAGGGGTATTTATTATTGACGTCTAGATACTGTCTTATCTTTAATAGTTTGTGGAGTCATATTATTAATATTAATCAAGTTAGTATTAATATGAGATCCTATCATGTATACGTTCATCATATTCTTAGATAATACATCTGTCTTATCTACAGGGATATCTTCTAATGATACTGTACCAAGAGTAGAGATAGTATTATACATGGCTTGCTTAGCTTCTACTGAGTCAGCACGAGCACGGGAGAATTCTGTTAATGTATCTTCCATACCAGATACTACAAGAGATTCCATTTCACGGTCAGATGTAGCACCATTCTTATCATGACCTACAAGACGACCAGTCTTATTATCACGAGATACTATATTAGTAGAGATGGAGTTCTTCTTAGTTAAGAATTGTTTCATTTTCTTTAAATGAAGATATACCACTAATGCTTCTTTAGTCCATACTGGTTCACCATCTTTATTTACATATAAATCTGGTGTAGCTACCTTTTCCATTAATGGTACTCCAAGGATATTAGCCGCTTTCTCAATCTCAATGAAAGTTGGTTCAATCTTAAAGATACGTGTTTGGAATCTATATGGGTATTTCTTAGAGATATAGTCTAAGAATTGTTTATCATTCATGTCTTTAAATAGATTAGCATAATATTTAGACATACTTTTAGTTGGATCTAATGCATCCATTACTTTATATACAAGCTCTTCAGCTTGCTTACGTTGTTTAGTCATATTAGCCTCCTTTGATTTAATGAATTGTTCAAGATGGCTAAAATTTACAAAAAAAATAAGTGGAGGCTATAAAGCCTCCACCGTTTCATAGAACCAAGGTTCTCTTACTATGAAGTTAAGATAAACCTGTTCATAGCCTTCCAAGTGAAGGCGATTAACCAACATTTGTATTGCTCTACCCAATTTAGGATCTTCGCTATTGATATATACAAGAGCGATATCCTTCCTATTTCTAGTTGAGAATACCTTATTTAAGGCATCATTAACTTCTCCTTTAGTATATGCTTCTGGGAGATATTGACTGAAGATACTTTCATATTCAGTAGTGTAACCAATCAAGTAGAATACATCAGCATCTAACTTAATTGGCTCACAGTTCCACTCATTATTATCATGGAACTCTACGTAAGTTTCGATGCCTCCCATATTGTCTACTTTATCCCAGTATTTGTAAATTTCCATTTTGTAATCCTCCTACAAAAAATAAAAGTGGCAAATTTTACTTTGCCACTTTAACTTTAAATTATTCTTTCACATTTCCAGAGATATGTGTAAAGATCTAGTTCCTTTACCCATATCTCTTTATAACCAAGTTCTTTAGCTGCTTCTATACATAAGTCTAGAATTTTATCAGGATTGGATTTCCTATGCTGGTTATTATATAATACTAGAATATCTCCTTTTTTGGTTGCAGCCATTTTCTTAAGAATATAATCTTTATTGATTATATTTGTATTTTGGGTTGTTTCATAGAGATAAGGAATCTCTCTACAAAATCCTCTACCTCCTATTATACGAACCATGTCACCATCTACTTGAATTGGCTTGCCATCCCAGCATCCGTTTTCATAGTAGTCTACTTGGAATTTTACTTCAAGTAGAGAGCCAATATAGTCGTGATATTTGTACACATTCGTCTCCTCTCTCATTATAGAACAGGCTGTTGGTCCATATCTCTTTAACTGATAAAGATCAGTAATTAATTCATACCGAAGCATACGTCGATGCTCTTCATCAGTTCTTTTGTTTCTTCCTTTATTGATCATATACTTTCGTTGTTCAATAATGGAAATTAACCCTGTAATATTATGCCTAGGCATATTTAGGGTTTTTAATAGAAGATCCGTTTTCTCTTCGAAATTGCTTTCTACGGTTGCATCTATTATTTTGCGGCATTCAATTAAAACTTGCCTATGCATTTGAACCTCCTAAAAAAGGAAGCCCTCCGAAGAGGGCTCGTACTATTGATCTAGAGAACGGCAGCCGATTACTCGACCAGCATCATCTCTGATTTGCATCCCAGGAACAAAGAGGTCATCACGATGGATGCCTTGTTGTGCAAGTGCAGAAATGATCATTCCTGATACTATAATGAGTCTGCCTTCTACCTGATCAGGTAATCCCTCAATTTCACCATACTCAGTATGGGTCTGAGGGATTAACACCCCATTGATGCTTAGGTACCCTACCACCGATGTCGTAGCTGATACACGAGCCAGACCGGTAGAAGCGACCTCTAATAATGGAGTTGCCTCCTCATCAAAGAAGCCCACTGCATGTGGGGTAACGTTTAATACTTCTTCGATGTTGATGATTGGTAATTGAGTTTGTTGTTGTTCCATGATAGATTCCTTTCTTCCCATGCGGGTAAATAAATGTAACTTTGATCTATCACGGTTATAATATATAACCATATATATATACAATTGCAAAATCTATCCCCTTAGGATTTCTATGATCCTAAGGGGGTATTTATTATAAAGCACTGTAATGAATTAATAATGTGAAATACATCAATACTGATCTATGGTAACTATTCTTAGTAGCTAAGCGATTACGTCTATGAACGTATCTCTTAGAGGATTCCATTAACCATTTCTCTGTAATATCTTTAATACGTAAGATATTCTTATCTTTACTATTTGGTTTAGGTTGAATAGAAAACTTAATGAACTCAGCAGTACGTACATCCTTATTTCTAGACTGAGCAAAGTATGTATAGATGATTAGACTAACAAACTCTCTAATCTCAGAGTTCTGTTTAGTATCATTCTTTACAATATATTCAATAATATCTTTAATCTCATCAGTCTTAACTAAAGCATCTGCAGACATCTTACAGAACTTATAGTTTACTGATAGAGTTGTAATTTGATTTACAGCTTTATCAATAAGACGTTCTGCCATTAAGTTATCTGTATCTGCAAGACGATATCCTGTATCAGAATAATCATCAGATGCATAAGTAATATATTGAGATTTATTTTCATATGCTTCATAGTATAGACTAGCAATATTCTTCATAAAGGATTTAATACGACCATGTAGTTGTTGGATTAGATATACACAATCATCATCTTCAAAGTCTTTAAATCTATCAGTATAAGTATCTAACCAAGTATTAGAGATAGACTTAACTGCATTGATTACATTGCCTTTAGACTTAAGATCAAACTTACCAGTTAGCATATTATTGACTACATAGTCCATTACCCATTTATATTCAACTGGTTGAACTTTCTTAAAGAAACCATAATGAATAGATGGATAGAATTTGCCAGAGAATGCCATATTGACTATAGCCATATCTAGCATCTTAGAATCTCTAGTCTTCCAGAAATATCTAACTAGACATAGTAAGACTATAGTACATTCATCTTTAGCTGCAGCTGGGTTGAATGATGCAATCTTAGCATAATAAGTTTCTTCCATGAAATTAGAGATAACTTTCTTATCAATCTTTAATGTATTGAATAACTCATCTTCATCTTTAGGAGTAAAATAGATTCTTCTATATGGTGCTATATCGTATAGATCTTCAGATCTATCAGATATAAACTTACCAATATATCTTTTATAATTAGACAGATTCTTCTTAATCTGTGTTTCCACTATAGGGTATATCTTCTTTACGATAGCTTCTGTATTTTTCATTATATACCGCCTTTCTGATTATTAGTTTGTTCAAAATGGCTAAAATAACAAAAAAAAGAAGAAGGGAACAAATCCCTTCTTCTTAATCATTATCTTAATCGATCATTATGATATGAAATGATATCATCTACAATATCAGAATATGTCATTTCATCTAGTTGTGACTTATAATCATCAACAGATGGATTTTCAATATTCGCATCAGGAATAAGATCAAGTAGATAATTGATTCCGATATTACCTTCTAAGTAAATCATATTATAAGGTAGATATCCAGCTTTGATTCCTCTATAGAAGTAGTCTAAGAATTCTACAGCATCTTCTGGTAAACCATAAGTATCTTTATTCTCTTCTTTGTATAGAGTTAAAGCATAGTTTACTGCTTCAAGGTCAAGTTTAATATCTTCAAATACTCTAGACATAATTCGAATAGCACAGTCTACCACTGTTTCAATGCTATAGCCTTTCTTAAACTTAACCTCTTGAGTATTAATATCAATACTCTTAACAACTCTAGAAGACTCATGTAAACTTCTATTAATCTTTCTAATCCAATATTTAACTGGATCTTTTTCTTCAAAAGAGTCTATTACAAATAATACATTATGTCTAGTTATTCTGCCATGTAATAATCTATCAATACAAGATAATTTATAATTATCCTTAGGGATATTGTCAGAAACTACATTACCAAGTGGTATCTTTGACATAATATTTAATGCCTTTATGCTATCAGTTAATGTAGCATTATCAGATACAGTATGGAATGGTATATCTTTCATGCCTCTTTCAAGCATATAATCATTTGTGAATGTATTAGCATTAATATTTACAATAGCTTCTTGAATGATTTCAACTACATCTTCTTTAAGAGAATATACAATATCCTCAATATCAGTAGTATCTTTATCAATAATATTAATAGTCAATTTCTTATGATCAAATGTAAGCATATCACTATATATACAAGATGCAGCTTCATTCGCAATACTTCGTTTACAATCATCCATATATTTTGCAATATAGTATAAATCCTTCTTAGTCAAGTTGGGATTATTTAAAGTATTAACTATATTTACTGTATTATCATCTGCAAGCTTATTAAACTTATAGTCTACCATTGCACGATAATATTTATTTCTAGTATTAATACGATTATTATAGATATCTTCTTGTGTATACATTATTCTACCTCTTCTGTTTCAATAGCTACGACTGCATTGATTGGATGATTTAAACATAATTCCATATCCAATAATTCAACAACTTCATCTAGCTCTGGAATATTGGATTTCTTATATTCGAAATAATCTTCCGCAGTCTCAATCCAAAGTGTTTCTTTATCGTAAGAATATGATTTGATTTGATCAATATTAATACGACGATCTTGTAATCTAATAAACTTTACCATAATGAATTCCTCCTATTTAACAAATTCACCTAAATCAAAATATTTGTTAATAAATGTAACTTCATCGTAGTCTAAGAAGTCCTTATCGCTAAAGTTTCTAATATCTAATGCTTCTAAGATCTCTTTATCTTCACCACCACAAATACGTCTAATTAAATCCATAACATATTTTGTTTCAGTACCCTCAACGCCAACTTCATTTAGCATTCTATTCAATTGCCTACGTAATGGATATTGAAGATTATAAATTCTAATCTCTATATATTTTTCATCTATTGATGTTATGTCATCAGTAATATAGAATAATGCTTTATATTGCTTTAAAGCAGCATCATTACTTAGAACACTATTGAAGAATTCACCATAGATACGTTTGTATTTATAGTTATTGAATTCTGTTAGTTTATCGATAATAGATTTCTTATTGAGTAATTTAATACCAGTGTATGTCTCAAACATAGTTACAGCATCATCATTCTCTGGTATAATTACTATAAGTTGTAAATCATGAATACGTTTATTGAAGTCATATTCATTTAATAAACTTTGCATCTCTAATAGATACGTATTGATTATGTGTAGTGTCTTCTTGTAATCAATACTATCAAGAATATTTTTGACGTATGCATTGAATTTTGTTTCTTCCATTGTTATTTCCTCCTAGTGTGTTAAACCATATACTGTAAATCCTAATAAGATTATACATACTGCAAATATAATATAGATAACTATATCTATTCTATTACTTTGAGTTATATCTTCTAACAGTGTGATATAATTTTCTTCTAGTAATATAACTCTAGATCTAGTTTCTGTTAACGTTTTTCTTAACTGCTTATTTTCCTCCCGTAATGCTTTAATATCTTTACCAATTAATTCTACAGTACTACTTACTTCACTTCTAGTTAATGGGATAACATTAATCTTCTCAGCTTTTCTTTCTTCATCCATATCTATTTCTCCTAATGAGTGATTGCATATCCAATAATTATACAAAGAATTACTATAACCAAGGCAATTAGCCCTAAACCGATATTGATAAATATAGTAATATCATTATCAATACTATTAATTTTTCTTTCAAGATATGCTACTTCTCGATCAAGTTTAGCATCTAGATTACGTGAAGACGTATTACAGTTTCTATATAATTCTTTAATACGGTCATCCATCATTTCATTATCTTTCTTAAAATAAAGTATTACTCCTTCAATATCCTCTCTAATTTCATCAATTTCTGACTTCTTATTGAAAAACATCATATCCATTCCTCCTAGTGAATCTTTGTAATATAGATAATGACTGCTATTATTAAAACTATAATTAGAGTGATAAGTAAATCGAATACAAATTGAATCCTGTCTTCAAGCTTCTTAATTTTAAGAGTCATCAATTCATTATCAGACCTAAGTTTATCTACATTTGAATTTGTTAAGAATGCAGCTCCTTCAAGAGTACTTAACCGTTTATTTTGCATCTCATTATATCTAGTCATACGATCTATAATATTAGACTCCATATCCATTCCTCCTACTTAGATATATCATCGTAACCTATTAAATACTCCTTCAATTTCAGTGTAGTCAATATCGAAGTAATCACAAATCATCTTAATATCATTCATATTAAATCTATAAATTTTAGGGTCGATCTCTTTCCCTAATATATACTTTAATTCAAATCTGAGTTCAGATTTAGTCGCTGCACCAAGAATAGCTGCAATAGTATTTAATACAGCATCAGTATCTGGAACAGAATCAAGATAAGTATATTCATCTGAATTATAATTGATTCTACTTTCACATATAAGCTCTCTTATATTTCTAGATAATTCAGTACGTAACTCTTTTTGTTTAGTTCTAATAAGAGTTAGTACGTCAGTATATTTACCTAAATTATAATCATCATCGCAAAATAGACGAGTTACTTTAGAAGCATTACCATAAGCTATAGTTCCTGGTAAAATTCGTCTAAAGAAGTCACCATATACTTCAAACTGACCATACTTTTCTATATTATCAATAAATAGTTCAGTACTAGAGTCAGTTAATTCAGTCTTAGTATAATCTTCAAATATTTTTATTGTAGTCTCATTAATTGGTGAGATTTCAATAATGTTTATTTTCTTTAGCATATTATTATATGCATTATCATTTATTGATTCTCTTTTCTTTATTAATGCTTCGACTATCTTTTTATAATTCGAAATTTTATCCATATCCATTACCTCCTATTATAAACTTGGATATATCATTACACGGTTATAATATATGATCTCTCTGATTATTACTTTGTATGAATGACACTACTTTTCTATACCCTTAAACAATAAATTAATTATAAGTCTTAATTAGCCAAGAGGAGCATAGAAAATAATGTTTTTTGCTGAAAATGTAGAAATAAAGAAAAAAGAAATCCAAGTACCTGTACAAGAAAAGTACTTTGGTAAAGATAAAGATACTAAAGCTCTTGAAGATGAGTTTAAAAATCTTATTAATAAAAAAGGAAACTATAATTGCTCTAAGATCGAGAAGATCTTAGAAAAGAAATTTGGATTCCATAAAGTAACTATTCTTATTGATAATACTGTAAATGAATTGAATGCATATACTTTCTGTGACTATGATGAGTCTAGAAAGATTTCTATTAAGAATGGTGAATATAAACTACAACCGAATAATGAGTATAAAGTATATATCTACTATACTCGAGGAATCTTAAGTGGTGTATTATCTCCAGCTGAGTTGGTTGCTATTACATTACATGAAGTTGGTCATCACTTTAGCTTAAGAACTAATATTATCAATCTTAATACTAAAATGCTACAAATTCTAGTAGATGGTGTATTAGATATACAAAAAGCTTTTAAAGTTTCTAATAGTCCAGATACAACAGATGGAGATAGAATCTTAAATACTATTAAGATCTTTGCATATTTAACAGTGCCTGGATTATTATGGATTTTTGTATTCTTTAATGTATTAATCTTATTCGCATCCATGATGGATGGTGCGGTGACTGCTATTACATCTTTAGATATGCTTCTTACTCCAGAAGGACGTACTAAACTATTTAGATTAGTTGAAGATAAATTTAAAGATGTATTTATTCGTGTTCAGTTACATGATCCAGAAGAAGAACGTTCTGATAGCTTCTCTACCATCTATGGTTATGCACCAGAATTAGCATCTGCTTTAGGTAAGATTGAAGGTAATATGCTTAATCAATCTCCTGCAATTAAAATGCTTCAAAGATGGTGGACAGTTCCATTATATATGGTAATTGGATTATTTGATCCAAAAGCTCATGGTATTCAATCTGCTAGACGTATTGGTGGTATGGTTGCTACTTTATCTAAAGAACTTAAAGATAGTTCTAATAATAACAAAGAGATCAATCAAGTTATTAAAGACTTAAATAATGTAGAAGATAAATATGCTCAATACTTAGAAGATCGTATTGAAGAAAATGATACTAAACGTGCATTACCTCCATTAGCTGATGTAGCCAATGCTAATGTATGGAGATACATTCTACGTAATAAACGTGACTTAGAGTTATTATCTTATGAATCCTTAAGAAAACTTATTTTACCACGATAACTTTGTCCTTGTGTATAAAAAATATCATTTATTAAATCACCTATTAAATAGCTATATTCATTGTTTTTAAATTCTGA